CGCACACGGCGGGTTTGTCGGAGGATTTTGGGCGGCGCATCCGAAATTTGATCTCCACAGAGGAGTACGCCGAGATTTTCCCCCAGACGGGCGTGGCAGACGATCAGAAGGCCGCAGGCAAGTGGTCTACTACTGCGGGTGGCCAGTACTACGCCGCGGGCGTAGGGGGCGCGCTAGCGGGACGTGGAGCCGATCTGTTTGTTATTGACGATCCGCACTCGGAACAGGACGTTCGCGCCAACTCTAGGCTTGCTTTTGATACTGCGTGGAACTGGTTCCAGCAGGGACCGCTTCAGCGGTTGATGCCAGGGGGCGCTATTATAGTAATCATGACCCGTTGGTCGCTGATTGACCTGACGGGGCGCCTGATCGACTACCAAACCAAGAATCCGAACGCGGATCAGTGGGAAATTGTCGAGCTTCCGGCCATTCTGAACGAAGACAGCCCTAACGAGAAGTCGCTTTGGCCGGAGCAATGGCCGCTTGACCAGCTAAAAAGCAAAAAAGCCAACATGGATCCGCGTTTTTGGAACGCGCAGTACATGCAGCAGCCCACGGCGGACACTTCGGCGGTCGTTTCGCGCAAGCACTGGCGCATTTGGCCTAGTGATGACCCCCCGCCGTGCGAATACGTTATCCAATCGTGGGATACGGCGTTTGAAACCAAGAATAATTCGGACTATTCCGCGTGTACTACGTGGGGGGTCTTCTATAACGAAGAAGAAAACAACGCGCCGCAGGTAATTTTGCTCGATGCGTTCAAAGACAGGATGGCGTTTCCTGAATTAAAAGCAACCGCGCTCAAACATTGGAAGGAGTGGGATCCAGATGCCTTCATTGTGGAGAAAAAGGCAGCGGGCGCTCCGCTTATCCAGGAGCTGCGTACCATGGGTATTCCCGTTCAAGAGTTCTCGCCTAGCCGAGGCAATGACAAGATGGTTCGGATGAACGCTGTGTCGGACCTGTTCCATTCTGGGAAAGTCTGGGCGCCGGACACACGCTGGGCCAGAGAGGTCATAGAAGAAATCGCCGCTTTCCCGGTGGGCGAGAATGACGATTACGTGGATACGACAACACAAGCCCTGTTACGATACCGCCAAGGCGGGTTTATTGCGCTGGATTCGGATGAAAGAGACGAACCGTCGATCTTTCGCCGCAGAGCCGCCGCATACTATTAAGGTACACAATGGCAACCAATATCGACAAGTCGCTCTACAGCATGCCCCAGGGCATCAACACGCTGGCTGCGCAGGAAGAACCGATAGAGATTGAGATCATTGATCCTGAAGCGGTCAACATCAAGGCCGGTGACCTTGAGATCAGCATCGAGAAAGCCCAAGCGTCGGATGAGTTCCACGCCAATCTTGCTGATGATATTGATGCAGGCGACTTGGACATGCTGGCGGGTGAGCTGGCTGAAGCTATCGAGAACGATCGTGGATCGCGCAAAGACTGGGAGAAGTCCTACAAAGAGGGGCTAAAGCTCCTGGGCCTTCAGTACGAAGAGCGCACAGAGCCGTGGAACGGGGCGTGTGGTGTGTTCCACCCCATGATTACTGAGGCTGTGGTGCGGTTCCAGTCCGAAGCGATCACGGAGTCCTTCCCGGCCCAAGGCCCGGTGCGTACCAAGATTCTGGGCAAAGAGACGCCAGAGAAGAAAGAAGCAGCGCGTCGTGTCGAGGACGACATGAACTATGAGCTGACAGAAGTGATGCGCGAGTTTAGGCCCGAGCATGAGCGCATGCTGTGGAGTCTGCCAGCAACTGGCTCGGCGTTCAAGAAGGTCTACTTTGACCCATCGCTTGATCGCCAAGTATCTATGTTTGTGCCGGCAGAGGACATCATTCTGCCGTACGGTGCGTCGGACATGGACACGTGCTATCGCGTCACCCACGTAATGCGCAAAACTGAGCAGGAGATTATTCGCCTGCAACAAGCCGGGTTCTATCGCGACATCGTGCTGCCAGACCCAAGCCGAGAACAAACGGAGATCCAGAAAGCCAAAGACAAGGAAACAGGCTTTAGTGATCTGAATGATGACCGCTACATTATTTATGAAGTCCACGCTGATCTGGATATTGCCGGGTTTGAAGACAAGGATGAAGACGGGGAAGAAACTGGTATTGCCCGCCCATATGTAATCACGATTGTTAAGGGCACCAATGATGTATTGGCGGTGCGGCGCAATTGGAAAGAAGACGACGAGCTTTGCCGCAAACGCCAGCACTTTGTTAAATACGACTATATTCCCGGCTTTGGTGCGTATGGGTTTGGTTTATTCCACCTGATTGGTGGATTTGCTAAGTCCGCCACAAGTATTATGCGTCAGCTTGTTGACGCCGGAACGCTTTCCAATTTGCCCGGAGGACTAAAGTCCCGTGGTTTGCGGATCAAGGGGGATGACACACCGATCGCACCGGGTGAGTGGCGAGATGTTGATATTGGTTCGGGGGCGTTGCGCGACAACATTCTGCCGCTGCCGTATAAAGAACCGTCAAACGTCCTGTACCAGTTGCTCTCTACGATTGTGGATGAGGGGCGCAGATTTGCTGCGACTGCTGATATGCAGGTCAGCGACATGTCGAGTCAGGCTCCAGTAGGGACCACGCTCGCTCTGTTGGAGCGCCAGCTCAAGGTAATGACGGCGGTGCAGGCGCGTCTGCACTACAGCTTCAAGCAAGAACTGCGCTTGCTGGCGCAGATTATTAAAGACGAAACCGACGCAGAATATGACTATGACCCCGAGGAGGGGCCGCGTAAGGCGAAGAAGTCTGACTACAACCACGTAGACATTATCCCCGTCAGCGATCCTAATGCCGCGACGTTGAGCCAGCGGGTTGTCCAGTATCAGGCGGTTATCCAGATGGCGCAGATGGCGCCGGACATTTATGACCTGCCGCAGTTGCACCGGCAGATGTTGGAGATTCTGGGGGTTAAGCACGCCGACAAGCTAGTGCCGCTGCCAGACGACATGAAGCCGCGTGATCCGGTCACCGAGAACATGAACCTGATGAAGAGCGAGCCGGTCAAGGCGTTTTTCTACCAGGATCACAAGTCGCACATGCAGGTGCACATGGCGATGATTCAAGATCCTACGATCGCGCAGGCTCTTGGGCAGAACCCGAAAGCTCAGCAGATCTCGGCCGCACTCATGGATCATATCGCGGAGCATGCGGGCTTCTTATATAGATACCAGGTCGAGCAGCAGCTTGGCGCGGCGCTACCCAAGTACGACGAGGATATGCCACCAGAGGCTGAGTACGCTCTGGCCAATTTGATTGCACAGGCGTCAAACCAAGTTGTTCAGCAGAACAAAGCGCAGCAGGCCCAACAACAGGCTCAGCAGCAAGCGCAGGATCCGTTGATCCAGATGCAGCAACAAGAGCTTCAGCTTAAACAGCAGGATTTGCAGCTTCGTCAGCAAGAAGCGCAGGCTCGGATCCAGCTTGATGCGCAGAAAGCACAGCTCGATGCACAACTAAAACAGCAGGACATGCAGTTAAAGATGCAGCAGGCGGCAGCCCAAGCACAGACTGCCCAGGCCCAAGCACAGGCGCAGGCCGGCAAGACGGCGTTAGATCAAGCACGTTTGCAGCTGGACAAAGAAAAAATGGCGGGCGACATGCAGCTTGCCGGGATGAAGATGGGTGCGCAGATCCAAGAGAGTAAAGCCAAGCAAGAAGCTCAGCATGAGCTTGAGGGGCTGCGCATTGGTACGGATATCGCCAAGCATAAAGCGCAAACAAATATGCAAGAACGTCAGGCACAACGCCAGACGCAGCGTAAACCGGAGAACAAATCGTGATTCAAGATTTTGCCCGCGTATTGCGCGAAAGGATCCGCGAAGACTTGAACAATTACGCCGATGATTTGGCTAACGGCGTGTGTCAGTCTTTTGAGGAGTATCGGAAACTCTGTGGTGTTATTCAAGGTCTAGGCATTGCAGAGCGTTACATTCTTGACCTTGCTAAAAAAGTGGACGAAGCCAATGACTGATGAACTTACGCCGGAGCAAAAAGCAAAGACAATCCCAGCACCGACTGGGTGGAAACTTCTTTGCGCTATTCCTGAGATGGATGACACGTTTGAGGGCACTGACATTGTTAAGCCCGATGCGTTTATCAAACAGGAAGAGCCTGCATCAACGGTGCTTTTTGTAGTAAAGATCGGCCTTGATGCATATAAGGACAAAGCAAAATTTCCTTATGGCGCTTGGTGTAAAGAAGGCGATTTTGTTTTGGTACGTGCCTATTCCGGCACGCGATTGAAAATCTTTGACCGCGAATTCCGTTTGATCAATGACGATCAGGTTGAGGCTGTTGTTGAAGATCCCCGTGGCATTAGCCGCGCTTAAAGAGGTAAAACATGGAAGAGTACAAATTCCCCGATGAAGGCGGTGGCGTCCAAGTCACAAAAGCCAACGATGAAGACATCGAAGTAGAGATTATTGACGATACGCCCGAACAAGACCGGGGGCGCAAGCCGCTGGAAAAAGAAGTTGAAGATCCTACCGAAGACGAAATCGAATCGTACTCGGACAAGGTGAAGGGGCGGATCAAAGAATTGACGCATGCGCGCCACGATGAGCGCCGTGCCAAAGAAGCCACGCTGCGGGAGAAGCAAGAGCTTGAACGCTTTGCCCAGCAGTTGTTGGAGGAAAACAAACAACTCAAACAGTATGTGGACAACGGCACTGTCCAGTACGCCGAGACTGCCAAGGCCGCGGCTGAAGCAGAGTTGGCTGCTGTGCGTCGCCAGTACAAGGAAGCTCAGGAAGCGTTTGATACAGACGCTATCATTGCGGCACAGGAAGCATTGACCGAAGCCAAATTAAAATTGGAGTCGATTAAAAACTTCCGCCCAACTCCTTTACAAACTACTTCAGATACTGTACAAAGACAACAACCCGTTCCCCAAGCGGTCCAACCTGACGAAAAGACACTGCGCTGGCAGGCAAAAAACCAGTGGTTCGGAGCACAGGGGTATGAGGAAGTTACCAGCTACGCACTAGGGCTGCATCAAAAACTAGTCAGTTCGGGCACCGACCCGCGAAGTGATGAGTACTTTCAGGCAATAGATTCACGCCTGCATAAGACTTTCCCTGACATGTTTGGGGGGTCTGCCTCCAAGAAACAATCGGCAGTTGTTGCGCCTGCGACACGCTCGTCAGGCACACGGCAGATCAAACTGACTACCACGCAGGTTGCGCTGGCTAAGAAGTACGGACTGACCTTGAAACAATACGCTGATCAAGTTGCTAAATTGGAGAATGCAAATGGCTGAAACTACTGCTCGTACCCCCCGCGATTTGGCGTCGCGCGAAAAAACCGCTCGGAGCGTCTACGTACCGCCGAGTTCTCTGCCTGATCCTACCCCTGAAGCGGGCTATTCATTCCGGTGGATTGCAACGCATATCATGGGGCAAGCCGCACACACCAATGTGTCTGGCAAGTTTAGGATGGGTTGGGTTCCGGTCAAGGCGAAAGATCACCCCGAACTGATGGTCCAAGGAAATGCTGACGGCAATGTGGAAATCGGAGGGCTTTTGCTTTGCAAAATCGCAGCCGAAAAAGCAGGTGCTATGTCGGAGTACTACAACGATCAAGCTCAGAAACAAATGGAGTCTGTTGATAACAACTTCATGCGTAACAATGACCCCCGCATGCCGCTGTTTGCGGATCGCAAGTCCACAGTCAGTCGCGGCGGATTTGGTTCTGGTATTAAATAACGGAGTTTTTCCATGGCTTACCCGACTGTTAACGGCCCATACGGGCTAGTTCCGGTCAACCTGATGGGCGGTATTCCGTTCGCAGGCTCGACCCGGATGATTCCGATTGCGCAAAACTACGCGACAAACCTGTTCAACGGCGACGTTGTTGGTCTGTCTGGTGGTAACGCAGTCATCACCCCCTACAACGCTAATAGCACCACCGCAGCAGCGGCAGGTCAGATCGTTGGCGTGTTCTTGGGCGCACAGTACGCTGGCACCCCACCCATCTACGGTAACCTGCAAGGTCAGTACTACGCAGCAAGCACCAACAAAGCTGGGATGATTGCGTACGTGATGGACAACCCCACCGCGCTGTTCAAGGCGTGCGTTCTGGCTCAGGCTCAAGGCTCGGCTAACACGCAAGCTAACACCAGCACGACGGTTGGCTACATGAACCCACGGTTCATTGGCACGGATGCGTTCCTGATCGCTGGTAACTCTGGCAGCACGACGAACGGTAACTCGGCAATGGGCATCTCTGGTGGTAACCCCACCGTGTCTAGCTCGGTTGCTGGCAACATCGTTCAGACGGTTGCTACTGGCTCTGGCACTTCGCCTTGCCTGCGCGTTATCCAGATGGTTCCCGATTCGGCAGTTACGGTTGGCACCACGCTGACCAGCAGCCCATCGAACTCGACCACGTTCACTGTCGCTTCCACGACAGGTATCCAGCCCGGCATGACTGTGACGATTGGCGGCACGGTTTTCTCTGGTGCAAGCACCACGCCGTTCCCAACGCTCTCTAACCTTACCGTTACCGGCGTTGTGACCAGCACATCCACCATTACCGTTAGTTCGGCTGTAACTGCTACCTCTGGCGCAAGTGCATCGTTCGTCGGTTTCCCTGAAGTGATCGTTGGCTGGAACTTCGGTTACCACAGCTACCTGATCGCCGCTGGCGTCTAAGGAGTAACTTAAAATGGCAATTTCACGCGCCCAACTACTCAAGGAACTCCTCCCCGGGTTGAACGCTCTGTTCGGCCTTGAGTACGCCCGTTACGGCGAAGAGCACAAAGAGATCTACGAATCTGAGAAATCAGAGCGTAGCTTT